CCCAAGCCTTGTAGGCGTTCTCACGGGCAAGTAGTTGCTCGGTGATCGCCCCGTCATAGGAAGCTGGTTTTTGACAACCCGGGGAGATGAGTAACGCCTCGAGAAGCCGGTTGCTACCGCAGTTCTTGTACCCCTGCAGAGTACTCCAATTGCGAAAGCGTATCCCGTCTTCGAGCGTTTCCCCCTTTCTGGAGTTGAAAGGATAGTCCATCCAGCAGGAGCCAAACCCGCGCAAGGTGGCTCCAACGTTCAGGAAGCTGTGTAGTTCGCCCTCTCCGTCCTCCCAGAATGACATCTTCAGAAACTGAAGATCTTCCGGACCATCGCAGGCCTCAGCAGTTACTTTGTATCCGACGGCAAAAGCCGCGTCAGACACTATTTCGCTGGTGGGGGTGTTGCGTCGGTCCCGAGTCAAGGAATACTGGATGGAGAGCACGATGGCACTGGAAGCAATGTTGTTGAGCAGTGTGGTCAGGATGGTTCCTGAGAACTCCTTCTCGAAGTCCACAAGAGCGGTGATCCACTCGTCCTTACGCTCCGGGTTCTTGATGAGTAGTGGTTGCTTGCACTGCGCGCAAGCACGGGACATAAGGCCCAACCAACAACTCTCACTGAAGAACCACTCCAAGCGTCTGAAGACAGATGGGGTATTGGATCTATCGCACGCAGAGATGTCGAGGTTGTAGAACTCAGGGACACCGTTGCGAATGATCTTACACATCATGTCGTCGGAAAAGAAGATGAAGTAGTTTTGGTCACTGTGGTACATCTCCGTAACTATGCGATCGATGTCGATCGCATTGGTGGAGTCCACAAACCGGATAACTGCTCCGCCGTGCTCGATGCGTGTGCTAAACGCGTGTTTCAAAATCGGGACGAGGAATGGCGCCAAGAGGCTGCCGGAGTGGAGAAATCTCCTATACCTCGTCCGTCCTTCGCAGCCTTCGCATGCTCGGGGATCTTCAACTTGTACGTCACTCGATCCATGAAGAGATCGGTCGCCATAGTCTTATCCCGCAGGAGCACCTCCAGCGCTTTCTTCCGGATGTCGAACTTGGGATGCGTAGGATCAAGGGCCGCCTTGATTATCTCATCCAGTTCGTCACCCAGAGCCGATAAGCCGTCGCTCATCTCGCGTCGCACCTTCCGGTAGTAACTGTCCAAGTAGCGGGACAGTCCACGGTTCGATCCGGGAGCAACGCGATGATTGTTCTGACTGAGTTTATCCTCATCCTGGCGCGCAGCGTCGATCCTATTGACGGCGCTAGCCAAGTTGGTCACTGTGTTTCCATAGGTCACGACCTGTGGGTGGTGGAAACTTGGTCCACCCACGGTATGGTACTCACGGTTGAGGTCAGTCCCTGTTGCTCGGCTGAAGGGCAGTACCCCCGCCCGCTTTATGAATCGTCTACGACAAAACTTCCAGCGAGAGAGACCCTTCATAAGTCCATATTTTGGGATCCCGGACGTCGTATCGACGGTGTATTTCCGGAAAATTCCTACTTTGGACCCCGTACCAAGCAACGGGACCACATCCTACGCCTCGCCGATGGTGCTCTTGATCAGGGGAGAGCTCATGCCCTGCAAATGGTTGATCGACTGAATGTGTTGGCATGCCACCGTGATGGTGTCGCTAAAAAGCGTGAACGGGACATACTTACCCCACATAGGTCGAAATTGCCGCATGGCTTGTTGCACGGCGTTTTTGGACATCTGCTGACCGGCGCAACTCTGGATCACGAGTTGGTATAGGGTCGGGTGAATCAGCACCTCTCGGGTGTGGGTGAACTTGTTGGCCCGAACGAAACCCTCTTCCGATTCTAGCAAATTACGGAACCATCCCCATTCCATGAAAAGGAACTTGTAATCTTGGAG